CGTTGAGGCCATGCCTGGTTTGCTCTACACCGCCGCAGCCGCGCAGTCCGGGCTGGGCGTGACAGCCGATATCGTGTCTAATATCCTATCCGGTTTCCAGCTGGAAACCTGGGANACNGTCCGCGTTGCTGACGTTCTAACGGCTACCTTTACGTCGTCCAATACGACGCTGGAGTCCCTTGGGGATACCATGAGATACGTGGCGCCCGTGGCTGCGGCACTCAGTGTTTCTCTTGAGGACGTCGCCGCTATGACTGGCATCTTGGGCAGTGCGGGCATTCAGGGCCAGAAGGCAGGTACGGCGCTACGCGCGATTTTTACCCGTCTGGCATCGCCCACTGGCGAAGCGGCGCAGTTAATCAAAGAACTAGGCATTTCCATAACAGACTCCGCAGGCAATCTTCTGCCGATGATTGACATCTTCCGGCAGATCGAAGAGCGAACTGCATCCATGGGGTCGGCTCAACGCAGTGCTGTCCTAACGACTCTAGTTGGTATGGAAGCGGTCTCTGCGTTTATCGCCCTATTGGATAAAGGGGCAGACGCGATCGCGGCCTATGCCGACGAACTTCGCAACAGTGCCGGAATCTCAGAGAAAATGGGCGCTCGCCAGATGGATACGCTTCTTGGCTCTCTGGAGGAGCTGAAAGGAGCTTTTGAGGAAGCTCAGATCTCCATTGGCAACGCCTTTATCCCGGTCATCAGACTGGGAGCTGATGTGTTGCGGTCTGTCGTGAACATCTTCAATATGTTGCCCGAGCCCATTAAAACGACCATTGCCTTTGGCATGGGTTTTGTTGGGCTACTGTCCGGTGCAGCCCTAGCGGCGTCATTCATCCTGCCGCAATTGAAGCACNTGGTCGACNTGCTGAAGCTNACGCAGAAGGGTTTCATGGCCGTCGGNAAAGTCCTCCCGTGGCTCCAGGCGGGCGTGGCAAAGCTGGGCATTACGCTGAACGTATCCTTCTGGCCCGTGGCGGCGATCATCGGTGGTGTGGTGGCCGCCATCCTCATCTTGCAGGACGTGTTCACATACCTGCGCGGCGAAGGCGACAGTCTTACGGGCCGGGTCATCGCCTGGGGCAAGGAGTGGATCGGCGGCCTGGCTCAGCCCATCGTAACCGCCTTTGGGCGTGTGTGGGACTTCGTCGGCCGCGTCCAGGCGGGCATTCGCGGAATCGGCGGGTTCATGCAGGACATGCCGGCGCGCATTGCCGGCTTTTTTGTTGGCGGGTTCGAGCGCGGCCTGCAGTGGTTGCTGGGCCTGCCATCCCGCACGTTGGAGACGCTAGGCAACTGGTTGGCCAGCATCCGTGAGTGGTTCGCNACGACCTTCAACCTGGGCGACGTCCTAGCTGCCGGCATCCAGCGGGCGATGGACTGGATTCCGGCGCCGCTACGCAGCATCGCCGAAAAAATCCTGTCCTTCCTCCCACAGAGCCCTGCTGAGGAAGGGCCGCTGGCGAATCTGGACCGGGTTGGCCCTGGTCTGGTTCGTACCATCGCCGACAGCATCGCCGGTGCCGATATGACCCCGATCCTGGCTGCCATGGATCGGGTACTGGGTCAGGCNCCCATGCCTGGCATGGAGGGCGACGGGGCAGTCGCGACGGCGACCGGAGCGCCATGGGCGCCGATGGGTGGCCCGGTCTACAATATCAGCTGCGCGTTGAAGTTGACGCCCGGGGCGCCACTGCCGACGATGCGGAGCGGATCGGAGAGGTCACAGCCGACCGCATCCGGCAGGTAATCGAGGAGTTTGTGCAGGCCGACTGGTACGCCGTGGCGTTACAGGAGGTCTGACGCCATGCCGATGTTGGGTGACATCCTCATCGACGTGGCCCGTGAAGAGCGGCCGAGCTACCGCAACACCATTACTGAGCACGCCGTTGAGGATGGCCAGGAGATCGCCGACCACGTCCGCCGGCAACCGCGCACCCTGACGCTCTCCTGCACCATCGCAGGTCCCGATTGGGAANAGCGGTACGAGCGGCTGAAGAGGCTGGCCGACAGCCCGCAACTGGTGACCTGGGTCGGTGCAGAAGTATGGGAGAACATGGCCATCGAAGGCTTTGACCCGAGCCGCACCGTCCAGGTCGCTAATGGCGTCCGCTTTGAAATAACGTTGCGCCAGGTGCGGGTTGCGCGGGTCGAAGAGCGCACCTTCCTCGCGCCGGACCCGGTCACCGAAGCGCCGGTGGAGGTTGCGCCCGTNGAGCGGGGCCTGCAGCAGCCGCCGGTCGAAGAGGTCGATGAAGAGACCGGTGCCAGCTGGCTGATCCAGCTGGGCCGGTCCGTCGGTAGCGGCGTCATGGCCTTAGTCGGGGGTGGCGGCTAATGCGGCTGGCATATCTGCCAATCGACCCGGCCGCCGGTTTCCCGCAGCGGTTCAGGTGCCGCGTGGCCGGCGTGCTGCTCGACTTCGAGATTCGCTACAACAGCGAGGGTGATTTTTTCACGGCGACCGTCCGGGACGAAGCGGGGGATGTCATCGTCTATGGGCGGCCGTTCGTGTATGGTTCCAACCTGTTCGAGTCCGTGTCTGATCCGCGGCTGCCGGCGGTGCCGATTGTCCCGGCTGATGTCGCTGGCATCCGTGACCGGGTCGGCCGCCAGGAATTCATGCAGGACGTGCTGCCGTTCATCGTGCAACCGCTGGAGGCCGAAGCATGAGCACCTTTGGACGGGTTATCGAGGTGACGATTGGCGGTCGGCTATTCAGGTCGCCAGAGCTCACCATCGAGTTTGACCTGCCGTTTTNGGAGAGCTCAGCGGCCAACGTGGGCGAGGTTAGAATTTATAACCTTGCGGAGGAGACGGTGAAGGCGCTCGAGGCGGGNGCGCCCGTCGTNGTGCAGGCAGGTTATCAAGGCGATGTCGGCACGGTGTTTGTGGGGACGGCAAGTGAAATTTCCACGTCCTGGGAAGGCGTCGATAAAGTCACGACNGTTGTTATTGGCGATGGAGCAGCTCAATGGCTNACTGCCAGAGTGAATAAGACGTGGAGGCAAGGAGTCCGGGCGTCCGAGGTGGCCCGGGACATCATCGGGTTGCTGGGACTCCGGGTGGGTCGCATCCAGCCGCCAACGGACGTGCAGTATCCGACGGGCAAGGCGTTCGCCACGTCGGCCAAGGCTGCGCTGGAGGAAATTGCCGCGGACACCGGGGCAAAGCTGCACATCACGCATGAAGCGGTGTACCTGGTGCCACCCGGCAACTGGCAGCGGGTTGGTGTGTTCCTATCGGCAGAGACCGGGCTGATTGAGAGCCCACAACCGTCGACGCAACGGCCGGGGGCCTACCGCATCCGAACGCTCCTGCAGCACCGCATCACNACTGATGCGATGGTCGAGATTCAGTCGAGGACGGCCAACGGGCAGTTCCGGGTCGTGGAGGGGCGCCACCGGAGCACGGAGCAGGAGCATGTCACGGAAGCGCTGGTGGTGCCGATATGAGGATCCATGAGCTGGTCAGCAAGATGCTGGACATGGCCTTGGACGATGTCCATACGGCGTTGCCGGCCCGGGTCGAGCGGTTCGACCCGACCACGCTGCGGGGCGACGTAGTCCCGCTCGTCAAGCGGCGCGTCAAGCGGGACGGCGAACCGGAGCCGCTACCGCCTATCTTAGACGTACCCTTCTGGATGCCGAAGGCGGGGCCTTTCGTTCTGCGGCTGCCGGTGCGCCGTGGCGACGTCGTTCTCGTCGTCTTCAGCGAGCGGGCGCTGGACTACTTGCTCTTGGATGGTCAGCCGCAAGACCCTAAGTTCAAGCGGCGCCACGCACTGGACGACGCCATCGCCTTGCCGGGCCTGCTGCACCAGGGCGAGGGGACCCTGCCCAGCGAGCACGGNCAGGACGTGGCGCTCTTCGACCGCAACACTGGGAACAAAATTGTTCTCAAAGCCTCGGGCGATTGTGTGATTCATGTTCCGGCGGGCCGGATTTACTTGGCTGACGAAGGCGCTGATGAGGCCGCCGCCCGGGGGACCAGTTTNAAGGAATGGTTGGATAACCACCAACACCCATACTCTTGGACCTCCGGAGCTGGTAGCGGCACGACAGGGCCG